AACAATATACCATCCTGCGGCATAATAACACTTGCTTTTAGGTGTTTTTGTGAATAGATGAATCTTGCGTTTGATATCTAGTATTGAGTTATAAATCTTTTTAGTTGTTGGATATTCACTAAAAGGAATATCTTGCTTAACTTTTTCTTTCTTAATCTTCTGGAACTCGATTTTAGTTTGCTTCTCAATAGCATTTGTATTCTTAAAATGAGTTTTGTTTCCGTTAAGTTTAACTTCAAAGCCGGATCCATCTGCTAATACATTACCGACTTTTTCGTTTCCGTCTGTCACTATCCAGAACTGATTCTTTACTACTGGTTTTGCGATTAGTGTTTTTGTCATTTGTTTCCTCTATGATTGATACCAATTTTGATATCTTTTTAAACTCTTTATGTCTTGCTATTATAACAGTACGTATTACATTTTCATATGAAATTGGTAAATCTAAATGAATACTAAGTTGTGGTCCAACTTGTTCATTTATAACTGTATCGTTTCCAACTGTACCGATAAATGGAATGTTATTCCAATATCCAAAGATACGATCACCAATTTGATATTTGGATTTGTATCTATGTTGTTCAAAGTATTCTGCTAAGTTCATAACTGAAACTTCTTTAAGTATTCTTTGGCTAGTGTATATTCTTCTACTACGGGTTCATCTAACATCTTACGATAGTCAGTAAGAATCTCCATGGCATATTCTCTATCATCACTACTTAATGATTCCCACCAACCAAGTAATTCTTCTGGTGTTTTGTTTAGAATAAAATAAATGTTTTTATAATCTCGTTCCATATTTATTCTCCTACCTTTTCCCAAACATAATCTGATTCTTTAACATATGCGACAGTCTTGAGCCAACCGTGACTCATACATTCCTGAATCAAACTTGCATAATTACTTGGGCATCGTTGACTAATCTTAATGGCAGCACGTGGTACTAATTTGATGCCATCAGTCATTGTAAAGTCTGGATCACCTTGATTGATTTCTTTAAATTTTATACCAGTAGTATTAGTAACGAATGTCATTCTTTAACTCCAAAATGATCTTTGATCTTTTTGTGCAGGAACCCTTGATTGTATCCATATCCATCGTGCCTGATAGTTTCAGTTTGTAGTACATTACAACATTCCGCTACTATCAACTCAGCGAACTTTTCTAATGTAATCCATTCATCTTTGCTATCAGTTTCGACAGTTTTACACTCGTGTGTTTCCGTTAAGTCATACAAGTAATAACCAGCCTCTTTAGCAAGTTGTTTAATTTTATTGTTCATTCTTCAATTCCATATTCTGCTTTAAGGTCATCTAAAGCCTTACGTACCTGATCTTTTACTGGTAGATATTTCTCAGGGACAATATAATGGTAATTCCAACCCTGACCAGACCACATTCTACTACCCTCTAGTAGTTTAAGCACATCAGCATAGACTTGAAATCTAGGATCGGCCCACATCTTTTTAACATTATCGTTCATCTGGATCTTTCTCATAACAGGTTAAGCATACTGCGTCATACTTTGGACCGCCCATGGATGCTATTGCTCCACGGCAATACTTACACAGAATGAATGCCGCAGTAGTAATAAAGCCTCGTTGAGATTCGTCATACATAGGATAAAATCCTTCTTCACGCTCTGTATAACCAATTAGTTTACGGTCGTTCATTTTACTACCTTTACTTGAACACATTGTGTTGCAATATAGTTTGATTTTTTATTAACAAGGTCGGACATCCTTTGACAGGATTCTAAATCTGCCATAGGTGGACTGTATGTGACGGTTCTATAACCGTTGCCGGTGTAGTTGACTGTAACCAAAATCCAAACAAGTATAGTGTTCATTCTTTAACTCCGAAATGTTTCTTAATCTTTTCTTTAATGTGTATACCTCTAACTGTTTCGGGATTGTCCCAATACGCTTTGTAGGCAATTTCTCCACATTCCTCAACAATCAACTCAGCGAACTTTTCTGTGTTATCAATACTCATCCATTTACCACTAACATCAGTTCCTATTTGTTTAATTAATTCTTTAACTCGTTCGTTCATATAATACTTAACCAAAAGATAAAAAGTGCTATCCACGGATGACCAGTCATAGCAACAAATAGTGCTAATATGGTTCCGTAGAATAGTTTATCTGTCATACAAGTGAACCTGTATAAGGACTGTTTAACCATTTAGCATAAGTCTCTGCTTGTTCGCTAATCTTAGTTAAATCATACTTACCACAAAATCTCATAAAGTGAATACCCACCTGAGGAGTAGTAGTTACACGCACACCCTCACGAATAGTTGTATCAACCTTGTCTTTGATTTCTTGCGGTTGTGCAGTCAAATCAATTAAGATACGGTTGCGTTCATAATCTTCACGTACACGATGTTCAACTTCATTGTGGTCAGTCCAACGTTGTAGCATTAGATTGTTCCAATCAAAGCCCTGCTTATGTCTATCAGCGTATGCTTCAATCAATCCAACTTTGTTCTTGCTACCTTTTTCACGCACACCGGGGTAAGCACTGAATACATTGTCAGTACCGTCACCCCGCATACATTTTTTGAATAGCAAATATTGAGGATCCTCTAACAGTTTAGGTTCTTTAGTTTTCTTATCTTTGACAATCTTACCCTTGTCATCAAAATAACCATCTAGTGTAATCAGTTGATTAGCTACACCATTATACTGTTTCACGTTCTCAGTAATCAATTGAACATAGTCAGTATCACTACTGATAATAAAATGTTCATCATCGGGATGCAAATGAATGAAACGTGCGATTAAGTCATCAGCTTCAGCCTCAGCATTGCGAAGGACACTTACGTTAGTTTTCTCACGTAGAAAAGTTGTGAACTTCTCATATGTGTCCCAAAACATTTCATTTTCTTCAATCTCTGCTTCTGTTTGTGATAGTGTATCAACAATGCGATTTTTCTTGTATGGCTCGTAGAAGCTCTTACGCCAGCTACGACCTTCTAAGCAAAACACAACGTGATCGATTCCAAACTTGCGAACGATTTGATTAGTACTTGCTAATGTTAAGTGAAGGGCCATGCCGATCTTTTCCCATGTATCACTATTACGTGATGCAATGTGACGGGCACGGAAGAATGTGTTAGCTGTGTCAATAAGTGCGTATTTCATATGTTTATTATATACTACTATTTAGATTATTTCAATTGTATTTGGGCAGTTGTCAATCGTGCAAAAACATCGTCACCGAATTTCCAATTTTCGGGCATATTTGTTTGCATGTCCAATTCATTGTCAAGTAATTCAGCTTCTTCATTGGTAATCAATACAATAGCCAAATTGTTTTTAATCATTTGTGCTACTTCTGTTACTGAACGTTTTTCCATAGTCATAGTAACTGCTTGATTAAAAATCAAAATACAAGGAACAATATGTTCTCGGTATGTATTTTCTTTAGTACGATTTACTGATTCACCGATAGTAATTAAATGGTCAATACTATCACCTTCAAGTAAAGCACGTGTATTCTCTAGACCAAAGCCATCTTCGTTATCAATAAAGTATTTGAAACGTTTGGCAATCTTTTCAAAGATATTACGTTCACTTACTTCACGTGGAATAGGCTTAATGGCTTGACCGCGAACTTTCCTAACAATAGTTTCAATAGATTCAATGATACCAACCAGTACCCAGAAGTTTTCAAGTATATCACCGTCAAAGTGTACATTGATAAAGTCTTTTTCATCCTTACGTTTTTCAGCACGTTTACCTATTTTTTCAGTGAAGCCGGCTTCAACAAATCGCTGTCTCATTACCTTTACATCTTCGGGCCGCGCCAACCAACCTATAGTGTAATGGTTCTTTTTAATTTCGCATTTGATTCCATTGTTGGAATATAGTACAAAGACATTACGATCCTCATATATGCGTTCGGTATAACCTCTATCCACACAAGAGGACTTAAAGAGATTGAAAGATACTGCAGCCATGACTTAACCTTTTGTTAATTGATACTCAATTATAGCACAAAAAGTAATTATTGTCAACCGTAGCATAGTGTTGTAATATTACAACAACTTACTGCTTATTTTGTACTTCATATAGTATTTTAATCCTTTCATTGAAGGTTTCCATACTCATATCCATTTTCATTTGGTTGACCCACCAGCATACTAACCAAACATTCCGATGATTATATCCTCGATTGCTATCAATTCTATCTACAGAACATTTGTTAGGATTTGGCTTTCCAGTACCAATTTGTAATTCTAATGGCATACCGCTTATAGCACATTTACCATTTTGTTTCTCATAGAGCTTCTTTAAGAAAGAAGTAAGTTCCGGTACGTCCCAAGTTTTGGATATTTCAAT